TACTCAAGAGCAATTGTCAAAAGAACTTAGTGTTGCAAAGAGTACAATAGGTATGTGGGAAAATGGTCGCAGAGAGCCGGACATTGATATGATTAAGAAAATTGCAAAATATTTCAAATGTCCTGTTTCGTCATTACTCGACGATAAAATTACCTTAAACTTCGTTCCTCACGAAATTGATGAAGATGATGCTTTGATAAAATGTCCTATATGCGATTATGAAATAACGCATTTTGAGGGAACTAAAACCATTTGTTTTGACAACCAAAAAAGCGATGGTATAGCACTTGAATTTTCTTGTGAAGACGGTCATAGGTTTTATCTTATAATAGAAAGTTTCAAAGGCAATTCTTATGCTGTTTTTGCTGATGAAACTTGTTCAACATTTAAACCATTAAGTCATGTTTTTGAAAACACACCAATTTCATTAAGTAATTTATGGAATATTACCAATAATAAAAAATATCAATCTTTAGACGCTTTCGGCAAAAAAGCAGTTGATGGACTTCTTGACATTGAATACGATAGAGTATCAAAGTCTAAAAAACCCACTTTTATGTTTTCTCATTTTAGTGTTAATAAAGTATCTGCTGGTTGCGGCTATTCACTTGACGATCCTGATCAATGGAAATCTTTAAGAGTAATTGATAATGAAGTTGCACGAAGAGCAGATTTTGCAGTTGAAATAGATGGTCATAGCATGGAACCGACCTATTCAGACGGAGATATTGTTTATATCGTGAAAACCAATGAAATTCCAAAAGGAAAAATAGGTTTATTTATTCAGAACGGAAAAGGTTACATAAAAGAAGCAGGGGATAACTGTTTAGTATCCCACAACAAAGAATATAAGAACATATATCCGTCAGACGGTGATATCGAATGCGTTGGCAGAGTTATAGGGGTAGCTGAGCCAGTATAGTAATCTAAAAATTACCGCTAAGGTCGTGAAACGCTACCTTAGCGATGGTCGTCCTCTACATGAGGGCGTGGATTGAAATAGGAGAGGGGAAAATTCCCCAGTCCGAATATTTCGGTCGCCCTCTTCACGAGGGCGTGGATTGAAAAAACGAAAGTAAAATTGCGTTGGTTGATTTTGTGTCCCCGGGGACACAAAAAAACTGTACGGAATTTGTCGCCTCGGGGAGACAAATCGGAGTAAATGTTGAATCGATTCAACAAATTGGGTAGACAAATAGCCCAGTCATCTGAAAAATTTGTGCAGACGTCTGCACATTTATACGAGGGCGTTTCGGGTTGTTGCGGGTTTTCGGGTTTTTCTAACCTTTCATACGGAAAAAGAAAAAAATAAATATATATAAAAGGTATTGGAAAACGGCTCAAACCCGCAACACCCGCAACACCCACAACAAGATATTATTAAATACCAGAAGATTTTGTCCAATCGATTGGACATTTGTACGAGGGTGAAGGGTGGTGAAGGGTTTAAGGGTTTTTCTAACC